ATGAATAGCTCTCGCGCCGTAAATCCTTCTACGCCTCGGATTGTCGGCGCAGAGCATGAGTTCTATCCATACATATCGGGCTACGGCGTGCTGCAGCGGATCGTTGCACTGGGCATGCCAACAAGTGAGCAACTCATGATCATGGGGGTGAGGCGTAAGACTGGGCGCTCCATGCTCCGCCCTTTGCTTCTGCCGGGCCGGGTGCAGGATACTTTTGCGTCAGCCATCGAAGTCCGTGACGTCACAACGAAGAATCTATGGAATCCGGCCGCGTGGCTTCCAGTTCAATCACTTCGACTTCTCGCGGGTAGTGAGCTTCCATATATGCGGTGCCCCGCATGCGCACTTCACGGCTACCATTGTTCACTATTTCTCCTTCCTTCCATCTCTGCGTGCCCTTGGCATGGCGAGAAGCTCATCAGCCACTGCGAGGCATGCGGAAGGACGCTGGGCACCAGTTTTGACCACTCCGGTGGTCTCGGGACTTGTACTTGTGGATTTCAGCCAATCGACGCCCACACAGCGCTACTGGACGTCAGGCAATTTCCCGCTCGTGAAGTGTCGCAGTGGGTGGATGACTACCTTCATTGGGCATCACGCCAGCGGGCAGGCCGAGTGATTCACTTCCCCAGTGATGCGCAAAGCTGGCCTTCAGCTCTGGCGCGCCTGATTGATAGAACGACTCCTATGCCGCCCGTCCACCAGGACGATGGCAATGCTCACGTAAGGTATGAGGCTTTCCAGCCATCCGCTGACGATCCGGAGCCAGGGGCGTTCTGGGGCTGGGCAATGATTGGCGGCAACTCGGGCCTCATGTGCGCTCCGCTCCCATTGATGGCCTACGATGCTTTGACGCGGGCCACTGCAGCGGCATGCGCCAGGGTCGGACTTGAAGGCCTATCTGTCCTGAGCTTCCGCTCAACGCACTACGACACCCAAGGACCCACTGAGGTAGAGCGGCACGAGTCGTTCCTAGCTCCCTATGGTGTTTCTGCCAGCGGCGCGACTTGGCTCAATCTCTCGGTTGTCGACCCGATGGTAACGTTAGCGTGCGGCACAGCGCTGGAGCTGGCCGCTGCGGCCTTTGGTATCGCGAACGACAAGCCGGATAGGTCCCCTTCCGTAATCGTCGCTTCGGTATTGGACAGCATTAAGGGAAGATCCGCCTTGGTCGACGCGCTTGTGTGGGTTCTGGCAACCGCTTATGAGGAAGGCTTGGCGTTGACGCTTGCAAGGGTGTTCAAGCTGAATCCGAAGGATGTACTGCCTTCAGGTGGGTATCCGGTCATCGAGCTTCAGGGTTCCGCCCGTTCCTTGAGAGAAGTCCGGGTCGCCTGGGTGACACCTCGAAAAACAGCTAGAATCCAGCAGAAATCCTAAGGCAGGCAGTTCTTAGCAATTTTTGCCATCATTGGGGCAACGGCACTGTCTCGTGCCGGACTGCGAACGGCAGTAGCCTTCATGCGAGTACGCAACACAAGGGGAGGCTTTGCCGCCGCGTGGGCTAATTGGCAATTCTAATGAACCCCCGGCAGTCGTGGGCGTGTTTTATGGGCTTCCGGAACTGTTGGGCGTTATTTATGTACTTCTGGAAATGCCGGGCGTCTTTGGTGAACTTCCGGGAATATCGGGCATCTTTGGTGGACTTCCGGAAATATCGGGCATCTTTGGTGGACGGAAGCTGCCAGGAAGAGGCTAAGCTCACCCCATCCATATCTTCTAAAATCAATGCGTTAGAGGCCGGGCGTTTTCGGTGCGGCAGACATCCCTGTTGGGTCCCCCGACAAGGATGAGATTGAGGCATGAGCAAGATCGATCCCCATGATCGCATCGACCTGACCGGCCCTTGGGCCGGTTTTGGATTCCAAGCTGGGCATATGTTCACTCCCGAAGGTCACCAGCTGGAGCCTTGCGATATGGCTTGGTGGTCCCTGACCTGCAACATCGCGCGGGAATGGCGGCTGATGATGGCTGAGGCGGCTCCCCGACCCTCAGCTGCACGTAAAGCTTCGACCACGGCGAAATCCAGCGTCATCTACTTAGCCGAAGCACTCAGAATTCGCCGAGAACGTCGGTTAGGCGTGCGCGATCCTGGCCCCGGCGCCGAGACGTCCAATGTTGTCTACATGAGTCGGGGGCCGAGGCCGCGTCAGCGCGGATAAGGCGTCTGTCGTAGGGGCGCTGCCCCTACACCCCGTACAATGTCCGCTGTCCACATATATGCAGACACTGTATGCGCGAGAAGGACTTGGCGGATCTGCAGAGCTTTCTGACCGAGCTTCAGGCGGAGACTGATCGTGGCCTCGCGTTGGTAGGCCTGGCGCTCCTAGACGAGAAGCTGTTGGAAACGCTGCAAGCCTTTTTCGTTGATGGCAAATCCTCTGCGCGGCTCCTTACCGACCCTAACGCACCCCTTGGGACGCTCTCTGCACGAATCGAGGCATGCGCAGCACTCGGGCTAATAACTCCTGAAGAGCATCAGGAGATTGGCCTGTTACGTCGCGTCCGCAATGAATTTGCCCACAAGAGGCATGGCTTGGACTTCAACTCCCCAAAGGTGGCGGGTCTTTGCACGAGCCTCAAGTCGAATCTCCCTGGGGATGCAAAGCTAGCGAGCAACAGAGTTCGCTTCATCAATTCTACGGTGCTTCTCACGCTGAGCCTGTTTTATCGGGCTGAGTGGGTTGCTAAAGAGAAAAGAGCGCCAAAGATCTGGGGTGATCCCGAGATGAGTGAATGGCGTAGCGAGGGGTAGCGATGCCCTACTCCTCTCTACACCTTAGCCATTCACCCCTAGAATTTCGCAATTGCTCCCAGCCGTTGCTCAGCCGGCGCATAGCGGTTCCGCCCATGCACGCGACGCCAAGCTGCTTTGCCGCTGCACTGCCGTACGCTGGCATGCGAACAATTTCGTTTGATGGCGTTGGAATGCCTTGGCGACGCGCCTCGCGTTGAATCAGGGAGCGCTCAATTTCAGCGCAATAGATCCGGATACGTGGATCGGCGTGTTGTTGGCATTTCAGCGGCTCAGCGCCCAGGTTGTTCGCCTTCGGCGTTGGCTGCGTGTACCTGGGCGTTGGCTGCGGGCCGGTGGCCGAGCGTAGCTGTTGCGCAGGCGCAGGTGCCGACAGCAGCAGTAGAGCCAGAATTAAGCCTGATCGAATGTCCATTTCGCCCCCCAAGATTCGGGGGCATGGTATCTCATTCGAAATAACGCGTGATGCGTCACGGTAATCAGAAGCTGGCCGGATATGGCGGCGTCTCGGGGAACGTGCCCAGCGGGCGCTTGCCAACTGCAATCAAGGTGCTCCCGTTCGCCGCGGCGGCGGTCGGCTGTGTCTCGCTCGCGCTCGTCACAGGCGACCCCGCCGCAGCCCTTATGCGCTCGGTGGTCGAATCGGATTGTTCGCCGAACGGATCAACGGGCCAGGTGGTCGCGATGATCTCGTGGCCTTTCGCTGACAGCAGTACGCCGAACTCCGTCCGTTTGACGGACCAGCCCAAGGCCCAAAGCTGTTCGGTGGTGAAACGGTCAAGCACCTGGCCACCGCCCAACGCCCGGAACTCGACAATATCGCGGTGTCCGTACCAGCCGGCGTGCCGCGCCCTGGCTTGAACTGCCATGTCCAGGATGTACTGCACGCCGGCTGGAAGAACCTCTTTCTGCTTGGGTGCATCCGCCACTTTGGTCACCACCGTGGCCGGTTGCGATCCAGGTGCATGACCCATCGCCGGGATGGCCGCCTTCTGCGAAGCGACCGCCTCTTTCATCTTGTCCGCCGTGCCGGTCGAGTCGCTGCCCAGGAGGAAGAACCGACCCAGCACGTACACGCCGACGATCAGCGCCAGGCCCATCAGGATTGACGGCGCGCGCAAGGTCTTCCACAGCGTGCGGGTGTTCCCCTTGTAGACCTCGTTGCTCTCGATGCCAGGTTGAACGCCGTGGTACAGCTCCCAAATGGCCGGGTCGTACTTCCGGGTCTCGGTGCCGACCGTCTCGTATTTGCCGGTGCCCGTGGCGGCGTAGAACCTGACCGAGTAGCGCTGATCCGAGCCGAGGGCATCCAGCTTCGTGTACGTGTTCTTCTTCGCCATTCGGCGAATGATCAGCCGGTGCAGGTCTTTGCAGTCCTGCGAAATGATGACCATGTCCAGGCTGATATGGCCGTGCTTGGCAAAGAAGTTGGCCGCCCGCTCCGGCAGGTTCGCGCGGTTGGTCGGCCAGTACTCGTGCGCCTCATCGATCACCACCAGGGCGTGCTTCTCGATGTGCGGGAACGTGACCCCGCCGTCATTGTCGGTGTCGCAGACGCACCACTCCACGACCTCCTTGTCGCCCATCACGTGGACCAGGCTGCGCACCTCTTCTTCTGGCATTTCCAAGTGCGCGGCGATCTTGTCGAGCTTGTCCCCTACCCCATTCAATCGCACGTACACATGCCGCTTGGCGCGCAGCGCCGGCAGGATGTGGTGCAGCACTGCTTCGTAGCTCTTGCCGCTCCGCGGCAGTCCTTCGTGACCGAAGATCATATCGTTACGTCCACTGGAATAGGGTCAGGAACACGCGCACGAGGCGGAAGATCAGCGCCGCGGTGAGCAGCGCGATGGCCTCGCCAACGCGAAGCTGCGCGACGATGAAGGCTGTCCACGGACCGGCCGCAGTGAGCATCGCGCAGAAGCTCATTTGAGACAGGAAGTCCGGCGCCGGGATCAGGTAGACCAACGCCTTGACGTAGGACAGCACCAGCTCGATGAAGTCCGTCTGCAGGTCCGTCATGAAGTCGGTGAAATCGGCCCACAGCGACGTGAGCTGTTCCTTGGCCCAGGCTGTAATGGCCGTCACCGGGGCAACGCCATCGGCGTAAGCCCAGGATGCCGACAGGACCAGCACCGCCAGCGCAGCGGCCAGAACCACCAGGTGTTTGCGCTTCATAGCAATGCCCACCTCAAGGCGACAACACCCATGCCTGCCAGGAACACGAAGCCGGCGTACTGGAACAGTTGCAACAGCGGCCCGCTGCACAAGCTGGCCAGGTCGAACTTGCCGGCATACTGACCGCCGTCCCAGGTCGCCGTCGGGCACGATCCGCCACCCGTGCAGGTGCCAAAGAAACCCTTGACCTTGGACAGGATCGGGGCGCCCTCAATGCCGGCCTTGAACTCGGCAAGCACCTTGGCGACGGTCTTGCCCGACTTCTTGTACAGCCGTCCCGTCGTGGGCCCTGCCCCGCCACCGTCGCCGCCCTCTCCCGTGCCCGGCCCTGGGCCAGGTCCGGTGCCGCCACCCGGATCGGTACCGCCGCCATCGCCATCACCAGGCCCTGTGCCACCCCCGCCATCACCACCGCCGGGGCCGGTACCGCCGCCGTCACCGCCACCCGGATCGGTACCGCCACCATCGCCACCACCATCGCCCGGACCGGTGCCGCCGCCGTCACCACCGCCCTCACCGGGGTCGGCTATTTCAGGCGGTGCCAATTCGTTGGCTTTGCACGTGTCGCCAGAGGGCGTGTAGAGGTGGCCGGTGGGCGATCCCGCATAAAGGCTGTCGGTGTACTTGCAGCCGTTGTGGCAGACAGCGCCAATGCCTGACTTGTCGCCCTTCCAGCTCGTTTCCTCCGGTCGCGCACTGCACTGCGTCTTGTAGCCGCGCTTGTTGGTCGCATACCGACCGCTAGACGCATACGAAGGCCGTACAAAGCCAACGTATGCGTTGCCCTCCTGCTCAACCATTGGGACCCATGTGGACCCACCACCGGCATTGGAAATGCCAGCCTGCTCGGTCGCAGCCGCCCACGCCGCTGCGTAAGCCTCGCCTTGATCGTCGCACTCGGCATAGGCGATGCCCGCACTGGCCGGGCACCCGGCGGCCTGTGCTGGTGCGGAGAAGCCCAGGCCAAGAACGGCCAGTGCAATCGCTGCGGTTGTCACGATGGCATGTCGAATCACTGACTGGCCTCATTGAATGCCAGCGCGACGGCGTGGCCGGCCAGTCCGCCGATGAACGCAAACACCATGCACACGAGCATCGTCAATCCTCCTTCTCTGGCGCGCCGCAGTAGACGCATTCGCCGCCGTCATAGTCGTGGCCGGTGTCACCACACACGACCTCATCCGCCTCGCCCGCCTCATCGTCAGCGTGGTCATCGGCGTCCAGGTCTTCGCGATCCTCAAAGAACCCCGCGATCTTCTCCACGCACCACCGGCCGAACAGCGGCAGTGCCAGGACAGTGCCTGCACCCACGATGGCGGCCACGGCCTGTGCTACAGAGAGCCCGAGAAATACCCCGCTGAAATCCATCGCCATCCCCTAGTAGTCGATGACCGCCCGGCATTCGGGACACCACAAGTTCCCGTCGTCCAGCTCGATCACGTCATCACCGCCGCACTCGGGACACCAATCGTCCTGGCTCTCTTCGGTGCTCACGTCATCAGGCTGTGGGTTCATAGGAATCGGGGCCGGTTGCCCAGCCCCTCCCCGTTGTGACTCTTCCGCGATCAGCGGAAGAAGGTCGCAACCTTGTTGGTTGCCCAGCGGGCAAAGCCAGGTGCGGCCTTGATGGCGCCGGCGCCGATGATGGCGGTAACGGCGCTGGTGACGGCGAGGCCGGTCAGGATGCTGTCGAAATCCATTGCACTACTCCTTCTGTGGTGCGCGTTGTGCGCGTTGGGTGGGGTGGTCAATCCCGCTCTGTACTGACCGACTTCACGACGGCGCCCACCACGTAGCCCAGCACGTTGAGTGCAAGGACCAGGGTGAACACCCCCGAGAACCAGCCAGTGGCCACTTCCGGCTCCGGCCACTGGAAAAGCTCGATGAGGATTGAGGCCTGTGCGTGCTCCGCCCCTGACACAAGCACGTAGCCACCACACTGCGATGCAGGCTCCCCGGTGGGTACGAGCGTCCCCTCAGGGGTCAGAGTCACGCACACGGCCATGACTTAGCCCTGTGCCGCCACGCGCGGTGCAGCTTTCTGCGGCTGACGCAGCACGGTGAACTTGCTCAGCGTTGCCACGCCCTTGTTGACCTGGATCATGGATTCCACGTCCAGCTCGTATTCGCCCTCGGGGTAACCAGGCTGGCCCTTGTCCAGGCGCACATCGAACGGATAGGCGAAGCCGCCCGTTTCCAGCTTCCCCTTCTGCTTGCGGGTGATGTACTCGACGTTCTCGCCGGCGTCGTTCTTGAAGCTGCCGCCGCGTTCGTCAATTTCGTTCTTCAGGACGGTGACCTTGATGCTCAT